GTGGATCATCTCCTAATGACATTCTCAAATACCAAATGGCTTTCTTCAAGTCTTGTTCTGGATTGTCTTTATTGTGACATCTCCAGATGTACTTGAAGGCGTTTAGTCTACAATGTTCTCGGAACGTCTCCTCGCTGAGAGCTGTAACTCGCATCGCATCAATACACTCAATGTCTTCCCGCTTGTAATGTTTCGGGCTGTTTACTGGATCGTGCGTAGTTATATCAGTCATCTAAAGCCTCCGCTATCTCTGGGAAATGTCCCGTAATAATATCCCAACATCGGTCTGCTATCTCGATGTGTTCTTTCTGAGTACCGTGACCCCGTCGCAGTTCACAATAATGAATCCATGAACGCAACGTACCTGCCATGTACAGAGTAGTCTCTGTCATGCCTTCGGGTAACAATGCTCGTGCCTGCTCTTTTGCAATACCAGCATTGAGAGCCATCTCATAGTGGTCCTTTGCTACTCGAGCTACTTCGGCTTGCATTTCATTAAATACTTCTTGAGCACGACGCTGCTTCTCATCATCTTCATCAACCATACTGAGCTGACGATTAGTTGGATGCTGCTTTCGTGCCTGTCTTCGAGTACTGAAGGTCTCTGCCTCTGCATATCGCTGAGAGAACTCCTGAAATGAAAACGATCTATGTCGAATGATCTGCCGAGAAATATCTCTCGTAGTCTTGATCTCCATAGTAATAGACACCATCTCAAAAGGAGACCAGTGCCCTTCTTTGATTAAGTACTTCAACAGCTTGGGAGCTGTCTTAGTATTATTCTGGTTCGTAGGGTTACTTACCCTAGCTGCATATGCTACTAAGTCTCCTGCAGTATTACAACCTGTGCCTGCACTTGGCTTAGTTAGCCCAATTAGCTTAACGTCCATCTGTTCTCCTATTATTAGATTTCTTGGAGGATTGCTGTAGCTAAGATAAACAAAGATACAGCGTTTAACATAATAAGTGCTCTGTCTCTCCAGATAACACTTACCCAGACCCAGAGAGCAATACCCACTACTCCGAATCCTAAATCATAGCTTCTCCACTCCGGACCTGCCGCACGAAAAACTAATGATACAATAATAATTAAAGATGCCGTCCATTTTAGATACCAGTCAAAATCTTCTGGATACCAGCCACGGTCCGGCTTGGTTCTGCCCTGTGCACGAACCATTGGATCGCCCTTTCCTTTCATACCCACTTCCCTGTAACAAAAGAGTCTATAATCTGAATACAAGTATACTGCAGAAACAGTGCACTTGCAATGCCCATGACTGGATAAATAACATTCGCCTTCCAGGGATTTTTATTTACCCACTCTTCTAATTCTTTATCGGTCACTTTCTTGTGATCCTCTGTTCATAGTCCGCAAGGTCATCATCCCACCAAGATGGTTTGGGTCTGCCAGTCCAACTGGCAAAAGTAGCCTTGTCGAGCATATAATAATCACGATAAGACTGTATAGGATCTTGGGGGTTCTTGAGGACGTCTGGCATTGCCAATGCGAAAGGGGTAAACCCGACTCGCTCAAGTCGTGTTGGTTCAGGTAGTTTGTTAACAACTTGCCAAAACGATTTGTGTTCTTTGCCATAACGGTATCTATATTCCTCTGCCAGTGAGTGAGCATAACAGAATGTCCACTCGTAATTATCCAATGATGATCTTGCCCAGATCGTGCTAGGGTGATTGTACATCATACCAAGATAAGGAGTGAGCTTTCGCTCTTCTGGCTTGAGAGGCTTCTCAAGTTTTTTGTATTCATTAAGTACTGCGGATTCTTCTTTGTCCAGAGCCCTGGGTACAAAACCTAGAAGTACATCTACCCAGATAACAGTACAACAAATCTGTGCTGCTTCGAGTATCATTTTGTTTACGTGTTTGTCCACATGGGACTCAGCGTTTTTGTCAAGATCTTCTTCTAGGTAAAACAGATTCATGTATAATCTGGGTTCCTCATCTTTGTTAGTCGTTTCTGTACTCTGTTCTCCAGAATACCCCCATCTATATCATAGGTTTGCTGAATGATACGGATCATTGCCATGACATCACCCATCTCTTCAACTAAGTTATTGATATACTTTGGGTCTTCTGTACCATGCCGCAAAACTTTTGAACAAGCGCGAGTTAGCTCGCCGCACTCTTCCATCGTGACAACGAGCTGAGTTAATTTTTTCATCATGTTATTATACTTGTTTTAGGTATGAAAGTCAAGACTTATGAGCACAATTGGTCATAAATATACTGAGGGTTAGTATAGAGATAGGGATCTCTATCAAGATTATCTTCTTTGCCCTCTTCAATAAACCAATCTGTAATTGCCCCATTCTCGACTACACAGGCGTATCGCCACGACCGGCGACCGAACCCAAGATTATCTTTATCTACTTGCATCTGCATTCCTTCTGTAAATTTACAACTGCCGTCAGGAATTACAACAACGTGCTCTAAGTTTTGAGACTGTGCCCACTTGTTCATAACGAAAGTATCGTTTACAGATACACAGTAGATTTCGTCAAACCCTTTTTCATAAAAGGACATTGCTAGCTCCTCAAAGTGAGGAAGTTGGTAGGTATCACAGGTTGGCGTGAAAGCGCCCGGCAAGGAGAATACTAATACTTTCTTGCCAGAGAATAGCTCAAATGTTGTGATGTTTTTCCACTGATAAGGCTTATCAGGTAGGTTATGATTTTGAGCGCGTACTGGGAATACTACTGAAGGTACAAGGTCGGGGAGGCTTCTCCAGTAACCTTTCTCTTCGTACATACTACGCTCATTTTCCGTGCAATAAATTGCCATGTTTATACGTTCTCCAATCTAGTCATTAATCGTTCTGCTCGGTTAGTTACTTGGCGATACCACAGAGAATCTCGTCCTTCTGCAGCAGCTAGCGACCAGTGCCCAACAGATAAAGCTAAGTTCATCTTCTTAAATTTTGAAAGACGAGTACGACCCATGTTAAACATCATGTTCACAAGAATCTGTTGTACTTCGTCAGGAAAGTTCTCCCACTGATCTTTGTAAAGAATTACACACTCTGATACAGAAACGCCCAAGTCGTGCTCAAAGCACTCTCGTACTCGCTCTTCTGTTACTGGAGTACCTACAGGCTGTCCATATTCAGGATCAGTCTCGAGAACTAAGTGACCAACTCCAAATGTATCATACCCGAGGTGATCTTTGTAGATTTCGTACACTACACCTTCGTCAATTTTGAGTTGTTCAAATACTGCGGTCTTATTCATGTTTATTCCTATAATCTGCGATTGCAGCTTTGATAGCATCTTCTGCTAACACTGAACAGTGAATTTTCACTGGGGGTAGTGCGAGTTCTTCTGCTAAATCTGTATTACGGATTTCCCCGGCATCTTCAAGACTTTTTCCTTTGACCCACTCGGTGAGCAAAGAGGAAGAAGCAATAGCACTGCCACAACCATAAGTTTTAAACTTTGCGTCTTGTATGATGCCATCTGTTACTTTTATCTGAAGACGCATTACGTCTCCACAGGCAGGAGCGCCAACCATACCAGTCCCTACGTCATCATCGCCTTCTTCCATGCGTCCGACGTTTCGAGGATTTTCATAATGATCTAGTACTTTGTCGCTATATGCCATAAATTCTCTCTAAAATTGCGGGGCCGTTGCGACCCCGCGGATTTTGATTGTTAGATCAACTGTACCAATGGAATCATCGGTAGCGCAAAGGCCAAGACAAATACGCACATAGATGCGAGATTCTCAACCAAGTCCTTGTGATTTTCCAACTGCTTCTCCTCATGAAATTGTAACCTTAACGGGTTGCAACTCAGTAGGGAGTTCTTCATGCAGATCTATGCATAGCAAGCCACGCTTCATGTAGGCTTTATCCAATACGATGTAATCACTTACACCGAAGGTTCGCCTGAAGCATTTACCGCTGAGGCCTCTGTAAATGTATGCCTCGTCTGGGTGTACTTCTTGTTTTACTTTTCCTTCGACGGTCAATACGCCTTTGTGTAGGCTGATCTCGATATTATCCTTGTCCCATCCTGGAACTGCCAGTTCTACCCTGAATCCGTTGTCACCGACTCGTAGAACATTATATCGAGGGTACGCGCCGTCTGCGGGCGGAGCGAAAACATTCGTGTCCATGAATCGGTCAAATCCTAACATAAACTTATGTAGGTCTGCCACT